AACCTTAAAACCATTGAAAAAGACACGAATATCGTATTTTCAGAATTAAATAGATACATCGATAATCTACATACTATATTGGATAAGATGAAGATTGTAATAAGCAATGATTTGGGCCACTGTAAAATGGATAAGTGTACAGTTGATAAGCCGTGTGCGATATGTAAATCATTGTATCAATTGAACGATGAGATAGATAGCCTTTTAAAATGAGAAAAAAGAAAACAACTAAAGCAAAGACTAAAGTAAGTAAAGAGCGGGTTGAGGTTCGACCCGTTAAGTGGCGTCCTGGAGACGAGAGGAAGCCGCAGGGCTATTGGACTAATAAATATCTACCTGAGTATGATGATATTGCTTCAAGATTAATAGCCGTTGGATTTAGCGAAAACGACTTGTCGGATACGTTTAACGTTCCAGCATCTGCGATAAAGGGATGGAAGAGGAGTTTCCCAAGTTTTAAGCGGGCGTGTAATGAAGGTAAACGAGGACAATTGAAGAGGGTGGTGGCCAGTGGATTGAAAGAAGCTTGTGGATACGATTGGGTGTCTACAAAGACCAAGACGGAATATGACGCTAAAGGGAATGTGATTAAGGTGGAGAAGCAGGATATTCCTATGCATCAGGCCGGTAATGCAAGTCTGGCGATGTTTATGATGACCAATATTTCCAATCAATTGAAACTTGGAGATGAGGATGCGTTTAAGAGCCGGCAGAAGGTGGAGGTTGAAAATAAAAATTTGAACTTGAATATTACTGCCGAATTGGTGGGAGAACAAATAGATCGTCTTGCAGGAAAACTTCTTAATGGAACAAAAGAAATAGAGGCTGAAATAATTGAACAGGAGACAAAAAATGATTAAGAATATTGTGATTTTTATGGTAGGAGTATGTTTGACTTTGTTCGTAATCGATTATCAAAAACTTAAAAACAAGATACAATTGATTAATGAAACGGCATATAGATGTAGTCAGGCATTGTTTGATGATAATGACGATTGGAATGAATATTCCCTTCATATATGCCGAACTCTACGCGAATTAAATAACCGCATAAATAAGTTGGAGACAAAATAATAAACGCCGAACAGTATAATTTAATATCCAAAACACCTGAAACGTTTCTTGCAGCCATACCAAATGTCGCACAGAATAACATCGTTTTCAGAAAAGATTTACATGGGTATTTGTGTACTGATAAAAAGGCGACGGCAAATTATTTGGCCCTATCATTCTTAGACCCAGTGATTTTCTTCAATAGCTCTTTGTGGACGTTTAACAGCCAGCTTAAACATAAACATTTACCGTTTATATTATGGCCGCATCAAGAGATTGGTATAAGAAGTGTCAAACAGGCGATTGAGGACGGGCAAGATAGGTTTTTCAAGAAAAGTAGAAAGCAAGGGGCTACCTATATAAACTTGGGAATATTGTTGTTATACTTTTTAATTAGTTCTGACGAACGCTTTCTATTAGGATCAAGGAAAGAAAATCTGGTAGATGATGGGTCAGAAATAAGAGACGGGCGTGTGCTTGGCTCCGAAGAAACCCTGTTCTATAAACTGCTCTATATGTTAAACACCTTGCCGAAATACCTGCAACCGCCAACAAATGCTCTTTATAAAAAACATTTATTTTTACAAAATCTTACAAACGGTTCGGCGTTCAAGGGCGAAGCTACTAACTTAGGTTTCGGTAAAGCATTTAGAAGTCGTGTGACTCTGGTCGATGAGGCGGCACAGATTGACCCAAAGGAGGCTGGATATATTATTGAAAATCTGGCCGACACCGCCCCTACGAATATATTTAACAGTACGCCAGGCCCCTGGGGAGAAGCACATCCTTATAGCGTTCTTATGGCTAAATATCCTGATAAAGTTATTACCTTGTCATTTTATGATAATCCTGAACAGAGGGTTGGACGATACACAAGTCCTGAAGATGGAAAGATATTGATTAAAGATGTGGAATATTATCGTAAAACTTATCCTGTTGTGTTTGATAACATTAAGCCCAATATTACTTATGATATTACTGATTTACCTAAGGTCTTTCAATTCATAGCAGATGGTAATATAAGTAACGCTGGATGTGATAGAACAGCGTGGCTCGATGAATTTGAAAGAGATAAAGCCATAACATATCGTGGTAAATGCCAAAATTTACTTATGCACGATACTGGTTCTACAGAAGGATTTTTTCAATTCGGTCTTCTGGAAAAACTACGGGACAAAACATGTAAGCCCTATTATAAAGGAGATATTGGTTATACACTTGATGGTAACGGCTACATCTATGATACATGGTTTGAAAGTGGCGGGTCAAATTCAATACTATCCTGGTGGGGCGTGCTGAAGAATAAACGCCCGTTTCAGGGGCATAATTATGTGGTAGGCTGTGATATATCAAAGGGAACGGGGACTACGAACTCTGTTGCCGCCGTGTTAAATGTAAATACAAATGAAATTGAAGGACTGTTGGTAACACCGTATCTATCAATGACGGACTTTGCCGAAAAATCGGTAGCTCTATGTGAGTGGATTGGTGGTAACACCCCTCCGCTTTTAATTTGGGAGGAGAATGGTGCTCCTGATTTCTTGAAACGCCTCGATGAGTTGGGCTATTATAATCTATTTGTCAAAGAGGATAAGGCTGGTAAGAAGAATAAGAGCGGCAATAAATATGGTTGGAGAAGCACGTCCGGGCCGAATGGAACTAAATTGGAAGTTATGAATGGTTTGGATTCTGCTTTACACGAAGGACTAAGGGAAAAAACACGATTCAGTCCATTAAGACTTTATGACGAACAATCTATAAACGAGATGGAAGGCTATGTTTGGTTTGAAGGTAAAATTGATATTGGCCCTGCTGCTGCACAGACAGAGACATCGGGGGCTAAAGCCGCTCATGGTGATAGAGTAATAGCGATTGCGATAGCTAACTATGGCAGGCGCCAACAGCAACCTGGAACTGGAAGTGCGTCACGATTTTATGCGGATAGCAGTTGGATGGCAAGGAAAGAAGCAAAAGAGATGAAAGAGGAACAACAAAAAAATAACGGTAAGCGATGGTGGAATTGATATGAAGTATAAAGTTGGAGATAAAATCACACACTTTACCGGGATAAATGGAATGATAACAAAGGTACTTCTTGATACAAATACCTATTGGTTTGTATATGTAAAAGATGGTGGCGAATTATGTCGAATAGAAATAGATGAATGTGAGATTGAAGGATATACGGAAGAAAATAAAATTGGATTTTGCAAAAACAGGACATAAAAAATGACACATCCTTTAGACGAAAAAGATGTTAAACATAACCGTGTAGTACGGTATCAAACTCTTGCAAGAACATGGGAGAAAAAGTTTGAAGGGCCGCTCTATCACTCTCAGAAACTACAGGAGTTATGGATTTCCGGTTACTATAATAAGGGCTATTCACGCTGGCATCTCATTAATCTAATGAATCGTGCCGTATCTGCCGGTGTATCATATCTGGCCGAAGGTAATCCAAAAGTATCCAGAGAGCCTAAAGCACCCAAGATGAGGTCGTTTGCGTACGCAATGAAACTTATTGTTAATAAAAAAAAAAAAAAAAATAATTTCTCGGAGAACGTACTTATACCTGGTGCGATAGCGTCTTACTTTGGTGCGGCTATAGCTCGTACCTTTAATGAGTATGACAGATGTGTTTCCATTGACGGTGAAAGAATAAAAGTTGGAAGCCCCAAAGTCGCTATAATAGAGCCATGTGATTACATAGGCGATCCTTCTGTAAAAGTAAGAGCGGACTTTGCCTTTGAAGGGGACATGTATCGTTTGCCGACCGAATATGCCAAAGATTTATTCGCGCGTAAAGATAAGTACGGCAAACAAATAGCCGATTACATTGAATCCGATTGCAATCTTACTACCAAATATAGTGCCGAAGAGATAACATCCAAAAGTGGTTATGATTATAATAAAATGGCATTGGAGGAATACAGTACATTTATAGATATATATAATTATAAGGAAAAAATAATTGAAACAATAATGCCGATGGGACATAAGGCTATTGTTTTAAAAACCATTGATAGTCCGTTTAACCCATACGATTATTTGGGTTATACTTTTCCGCCTAATTGTCCCATACCAATTCCTCCCGCATGGGACATTTACGATTTAGATGTGACTACTAATATAGTAGCTAAATCGGAAAGAGAAAAAGCGGAATCACAGAAGACAATTATTGCCGCAGAACCAACAGGTAAGAAAGCCAGTGAAGCTGTGTTGAAAGGCAAAAACATGGATGTGGTTACTGTTAAAGGTATGGATGGTGTTAAACAGTTTTCATTCGGTGGAGTATCAAGTGAGGGATTAGGTTGGTTGCAGTGGGCTGAAAATGAGTTTCAAAAGGCCGGTTCTACCACAAGCGATATATTCAGAGGTGCCGGCCCGACATCGGAAACACTTGGGCAAGACCAAATGGTGATGTCAAACGCCTCCCGTATGATTAACGGTTATTATCTCCGTTTTCACAATTGGATGACTTCTATATTACGCAAGTGGACTAATCTGGTTATGGATAATCCCGCAACGTATGTAGAGGTACTGGACACTGTTAAAATTCCAGGATTGGGTGATTATGAATATCCGGTTTATTTCAGCAAAGCGGATAAGGTTGCAGATTTTTCACAATTGATTCTTAATGTTGTTCCATATAGTACGCAACGAAAAACACCCGAAATGAAATATCAATCATTGTTCCAATTGATGACCACATGGATATTACCTACTCTTCAACTCAGAAGACAACAGGGTGCTGATATTGATTTACAAATGGTCGATAGTTTATTAGCCGATTACGGTGGATTCGATAGTTTTCCGCAATGGTATCAATCTGTGTTACCAGGTGATAATCCCGATGTAGATTATCTAATGAAATCAGGTAAGGAAAGTAAAAATCCAGGACAGATGAACGACTCTATGGGAGCTTTAGATGTAAGTAAATTAGCCAATTCACAGGGATTTGATATGAGGCAAGGTGTGGGGGAAGCGAGAAATACCAACACGAGTGGACAAGGAGCAACGAAATGAGAAAAGCAACCTTAATATTTATTATCAGTCTTGTCGTCTTTGGTGGATGTAAATATGGAACACCAGCAAAACAAAAAATTAAACGGACAGCAGAATCTAACTTCACAAACATTGTATCACAATCCGTTAAAAGCGTGGTTCATATTAAATGCCCTGAATGGCAGGGGTCTGGGTTTATAATTGATAAACATATAATCTGTACAGCCCGCCATGTTGTTGAAAATGTTGAGGATTTTGAAATCACTTTTAACGGCGGCAAAAAAGTCTATACAACAAGGGCTGTATCGGATAAGGAACATGATGTTGCTTTTATCTGGATTGAAGAGGACATGAATGATGTTGCCAAACTCGGCAGTATCAAAGACTGTAAGTTGGGACAAGATATATTTATCATCGGTTCCCCTTATGGCAACATCAATTTCAATTCGGTATCAAAAGGAATTATATCAGGACTGAACAGAAATTGGGATGAAGTTAATCCATATACCGGAGAACGCTATGGTTGGGAAGTATCTTTCACATCCGACAGCGCTGCTCATCCAGGTAATAGCGGCGGTGCTGTATTTACATTTGATGGCATCGTTAGGGGTGTTCTTGTCGGAGGTTATTCTCCTGTACTTAATTGTTCTATACCGTGTGATTTATTTATGTCGGATATAGAACATATAAAGATGATGTTTATAATGGATAAATATGAAAAAGAGATTGCTATAGATATGATCGAAGAGACCTGGGAATATTAATATGCCAAAAGTGTTACACGAAAAACTTAAACGTACAGGACGTAAGAAAGGATTTATCGGTAAACGTCTTGATAGATATGTATATGGAACCATGCGTAAACTTGGATGGAAACCGAGCCGCGAAAAGAAAAGTAAGACCAAATATCAGAGAAGCAAAAAATAATGATGTTGCCTAAGACACACACTTTTAATGGAAGAAAATATCATCTGATGTTTGATGAGTTAGACGGTAATTGTGATACCGACGACAAGTACTGGTTGATAGTTGAAAGGGACTTAAGCAAACGTATCGGACTTGAAACAGTTATCCATGAAGCATTACACGCGTGTAACTGGTCTGCGTCGGAAGAAAAGGTAGCGCAAACGGCCAGAGATATAACAAGATTATTATGGAACATGAATTTTAGGAGACAAGACAAATGAAAGCATTAGAAGGTTATACGATTGAACAAGTTAAAGAAATGTCGTACGAAGAGTTGAATGTATTGGCAGAAAAAATTGGTAAGGAAATGCGGGCTGAAGATATTCGTAAGAAAATTATCAACATGATTGATGTTATGGATTCTGAAGATTCTGTGATTGAGAGTTAACATGACTTATTGCTACACATGTAGTTTGAAAAAAGGATGTGGTTATACATTTGAGCGATCTATGTCGGCTAAGGATTGGAAGTCCAAGGTAAAATGTCCCAAGTGCGGCAAAATGGCCCCACAAAACCTATTGGCTCAACATTCAAGCGGTAATATCGATTCTCAAATGATGGAGTACCGGTTTGATGGCGACAACGGAACACGAATGTATGCCGCTGCATATTTGCCGAACCAAATTGATGAGGCAAGAAAGAGACACCCTAATACGGATTTTAAGCTACACAATGGATGTTTTATTCCTGTAATAAAGAATAGAACACATAAGTTGAAGTTCTTGAAAGAACGAGGTTACGTAGAATTTTAATAGGAGACAAAAAAAATGTTAGTAATATTATCTTTAATAATGATATTGTTTTTAATAATACATTGGGTAGCATTGATTGGTGTGTTATTTACAAATGAATCACAGATAATAAAATCAATAGGTTTTTCATTGTTTTGTGTTGAGTTTATTTTTGTTTGTGGTAATTTACTAATAAGGTTTTTATCTTAGGAGACAAAAAATGAGTAATGATATAATTAACAGATGTTGTATCTGTGGGGCCGACTTCAGACCTGGAACACTTGATGAGGACGGTAAATGTTCTTCATGTCGTGCTGCGTTTCCGACTGTTAAGACAAAGAAAGACGCAATGGCGCTTAATCAGCCTAATATTAATCTTGGCCAAAAACTGGACGCCGAAGGTGTAAGGCAAATTGTAAGGGAGGAGCTAAACTTCTTTAGGGCCGAGCAAAAGGTTGACAGAATGGCTAAAGCTCGTGCCGCGAAACAAAATAAGA